TGGTGGAAACTTATTAACTGCTGGATTGATATCTGCAACTGGCAATATCACCGGTGGTAATGTTAATACAAATAATATTGTTGGAACCGCCATAACAATTACCAGCACTGGTGCATTGAATCTATCTCCTACTGGCAACATTACTGCTAATAGTAAAAATATCAACAATTTAGCAGATCCTGTACAAGATCAAGATGCCGCAACCAAATCCTATGTTGATAGTGTGGCACAAGGACTTGATCCTAAGGCATCTGTTTCTTTGGCTACAGCAACTACACTACCTGCTTATACCTACAACAACGGAACTGCCGGAGTTGGTGCAACCATAACCGGATCTGCCTCAGGCGTATTAACCATTGATGGAACCTCACCCACAGTTGGTGATCGGGTGCTGATCAAGAATGAAACTGGTGGTAATGCTCCATACAACGGTATCTATACAGTCACCGCCAACGATGCAGGATCAGCATATGTATTGACTCGTTCTGCCGACATGAATCAGGCTGCCGAAGTACCTGGAGCATTTGTTTTTGTTGAGTTAGGCTCAGTCAATGCCGATTCTGGATATGTGTGTACTACAAATGCGCCGGTGGTGATTGGCACAACCGCTATAGTTTGGACACAGTTTTCTAGTGCAGGATCATTCACCGCCAACACCAGTGCTGGTCTAAGTTTAATTGGATCACAATTCAACGCCAAGGTCGATGAAAATACAACAGCGTTTGATGGATCGGGCAACATAGTTGTCAAGGCCGGCGCCAATCTCACAACGCCAAATATTGGTGCGGCAACTGGTACAAGTGTGAGTTTGACTGGTAATGTTACAGCTGGCAATGTCTTGACAGGCGGGGTGATTAGTGCAACGGCCAACATAACCGGTGGCAACATATTCACAGCCGGAATAGTTTCAGCAACTGGTAATATTTCTGGTAATTATTTCCTTGGCAATGGTTCTGCTCTCACTGGTGTTATTGCCGCCGGCGGCCAAGGTAACACAATCACACTGGGCACACCAACAGACGGTAACCTTGTGCAAAATGTAGCCTACCCAGGATGGACCACAGCAACTTTTGTCACAGACGGCCTGGATGACTTGAATCAAGTGGCATTGAACATAGCCAACAGCACGTATGTGGGCAATACCTATATTACTGCCAATGTAAGTTCGGGACCAAGTCCATTGAGTGTGGCACTAACTGGCCGTTACGTTGGTAACCCCAACGCTTACTTGTGGCAATTTGGTGATGGTACTGCCAACGCAACCACTGCCAACGCAACGCATACATTCAGCAATGTATCGGGTGGTACATTCACAGTGACCTACACTGCATACAACACCAATGGAACCTACAGCGGAAATGTGGCCAACGGTGCCAAAGGATCAACCAGCACAGCGTCTACCACAATAACATTGTATACACCTACTCCAATACCATCATTCACAGCCAATAGAACAACGTTGGACACCCCTGGTGCTGTGTTGTTAACCAACAGCAGTCTTTATGCAGAAACTTTCTCAATCAACTGGGGAGATGGCACCATTGAGATTCCGGCCAACAACTGGACCACAGCAAGTCATACCTTTACCAACGCATCAGCCAACACTGATGTGTTGTATGGAGTCAACTTAACTGGTAACAGCGCCAATGCAGGTGCCACTCCGGTTAGCGTAACATCATCCAACACCAACGTCAAAGTTTACTCGTCACAGGCCAGCAATGTGTTTGTCACTGCCAATGTTGCCAACGTGATCAACGGTGTAGGAACAATAAGTTTTAGAAACGATTCAAACGGTGCCCCAGGTAACACAGCAAGTTTTGGTGCACAACAATTGTACAGTTTCAACTATGGCGACGGCACCATCAGCAACGTAAATGTAGGAACAGGCATTGCCGGTAACCCAGGTGCCGCAAACGTCACACGTTTGTTTGCGTTGAGTGCGGCCAATCAATCAGGCAACATCTATCAACAGTTCACAGCAAACTTGTCCTTGTACACCGGTCATAGTACCAGCCCGTTCAAGAGCGGCAACATCACAATCACAGTTGAACCACAAACACGTGCCAATTTTGTTGGAACCACTGCCAACGTGATCACTGATGCTACTGCCAACACAGGTAATGCCAGAGTGGGTTATCTTTACACTGACTACAACGGTGCCAACCGATCAACATTCACATTTCAGAACAGCAGTGAGAACAGCAATATTGCCAACTGGACCTGGGGCGACAGCACATTCAGCAACGGCGTAAGCAACGTTGGCAACACACTGCACACCTATAACAGTACAGGTGCGTTCACTGTGTCACTACAGGCCAACGGAACACCCAATGGCATAACCAGTACAGCACAGAGTAATACTTTGAGTACCACAGGCTATATCTTTATTGCTACCAATCCTACTGCGCCCACTTTATTGAGTGGCTTTGCTAACTTGACCATTGCCAATGCCAGTCAAGGCACCAGTCCATTACTGGCAGCCGGCGCCGCTGATGCAACAGGCGGTAATATTCCAGCCAATGGCACAAGTGTCACACGTTTTGCAACAACAGCGACTATCACAACCAGTGCCAACGTACAAAATGCCAACACAGCAACCACAGGAACACTGACCGCTTATGTCAACAATGCGGCCGCAGGCAACGTAACATTTAGCACATCAAGCAACACAGTTGGTACTACTGGAGCTTTGGTTGTGTCGGCTGACAGAGACCTGCACGTGGCCAATGCCGCAGTGCCCAGTTACTTCTACAAAGTGTTCAGTGCCAACGTAAGTTGTGCCTTGAGCAGTTTGAGCACAGGTTTCAACAATTATAAAATGGTACACTCAGTGTCGGGCAACACCAACTATGTGGGCTTTGTCAAAGACAACTTGAACACAGCGCCCGGTCTAGTTACTGCTAACGTGTTGATGGTTGAAGCCACAGCAGGAACTTACAGATACATTTCGGGTATTCCTTACTACAACACAGGTTCACCTGCAATCACAATTGCCAACCTAGAGGTCAGCAATCTAGCAGGCCAAACTTATACCAGCACCACACCTTTTACACTGGCCAGTGGCACGGTATACGAAGGTTCGGGCGCAGTGCTATCAGCAAGTCAGACTAAAACTCTGGCACAACTTGACAATGCAGGCAACAGTATGTTGACCGGTAGCAATGTCAAGGCCAACATTGGTGTCAGTGCAAACTATACTTTCGGTAATTTAACCGGCAATATTACCGGTGCAAACAACAGCGTGAGCACCTTGCAGGCCAACATACTCAACGTGATTGGTACCGGTACTACGGTACAATTGCCAACCAAGATACAGATGTATGCAGGTGCAAACTCTGGGGTAAATGAACAGTCGATCACTTGCACACCCACTGCCAACACACAGGCGGCCATACGCATCATAATGAGCACAGCAGGTAATACTCCGGTGTTCTCTGACTCAACCAACTTCTACACTGCCAATGCCTGGTCCGGAGCACAGACCATTGCCGGCACACCCGAGGCTGTGGTACGGTATGGTGTGCTCACACAATACGCAGTTGATTTAAGCGCAGGATACTTGCCAGTGGGGCCAAACTTGACAGTCACCGGCAATAGAACAAGTACACAGTATTTTACTTTTGCTTTTGCAAGACCCAGTCTAGCCAACTTTGACATTAGATTGACCACAACCACAGGTGTTGCAGGTGTTTGGCTTGCGGCACCGGGCACGACCATAGACAAGAGTGGATTCACATCTCCTACTCCGGGATTTCCAGGACCTACCAGTACCATCAACGGCTGGCTGGAAACATACACACAATATGCTGGATCAGGAGTTCCGGGTGCTGCCAGTGGCACTGGGGGCAACGGCTCAAACGGTTGTGCCTTGACCGGCGCGGATGTGATCCCGTTAAATACAGCAATTGCCAACGTAGGATACACAATGACCCTGGGATCTCAAAATGCTGCCAACAGCACCGGCAACAACATTTTAATTAGAATTGCACTGGCAAGTGGCCAATCTATCACAGCCTTGTCAATAGGAGTAGCCGCTTAATGGCCGCCTCGTTCAACGAATCACAAAAGATTGACTACCTTTGGAAAAAGGTCGGCTACGGTGTTACCAAAACAGCCGAGCCCACTTCCAAGGAAGCCTTTAACGAAAGTATTGCCAGTCCACTGCTGTATCGTGGAGATCTTATCTGGACACAGAGTGGAGACATACCTGCTTCTCCTCCGGCCAACACCACGTCATTGGTGCAGGTATACAAAGATGGCGGTGGTGCAGGATACAGTCCCGCAGTGCAATGTACTGAAGACCTAACAGCACCTGACAATCAAACCTGGAAAACAAACTCAACCAATTGGATTCCCACACAGTTTGGAGACAACTACCTGGTGCAAGTGTATGCCGGCGCCGCAAACATAAGCAATCCCCAAACAGCAGGTACCAAGTTGTTTGGTGCAGGTTCCGGCAGTGATGACACTTGGTTCTTTGATTACCAGTCCGGTGTACTAAACTTCAATGGCGCAACCATACCAACTGCTATTGGCACCGGAACAGCCAACACAATCTATGTTGTTGGCTACAGATATGTTGGTGAGTTTGGGGTAGACACAACATTTATCAGCAATGGCACCAGTAATGTAAACATTGCCACTGCCAATGGTAATATCACCATGAGTGTGAATGGCACCGGCAATGTTGCTGTGATTTCCAATACAGGTGCATACGTTTCAGGGGTTGTTTCAGCAAGCGGTAACGTAACTAGTGGTAATGTCATAACAGGTGGGTTAATTAGTGCTACAGCCAACATCACTGGCGGCAATGTCCTCACCGGCGGCGTTGTGAGTGCAACCGGCAATGTTACCGGCAATTACTTCGTTGGCAATGGTACTGCATTAACTGGGGTACTGGCAGACCGTGGAAATGACACAAACAATTGGGACACCCTTACACAAATGGGTGTATATTTGGTAAATAGAGCAAGTTGGAGCGGAACGCAAGGAACACCTCTTGATAGTCAAATTTTTGTTGGGTTATTGATAGTACAAACAAGTCAAAACCAAGCAACAACACAAGTTTTCTATCCAGGACAAGTGGATGCAGCTGACATAAAGATTCAATGGGATAGAAGTTACTGGAGCGGTTCTTGGACTTCTTGGATTAAGATGACAAATGATGGCCAGCAAATAAGTGGCGGTGAATTTTAAAAGGAAAACAGAATGTCGAATACATTATTATTAAAAAGATCGGGTACAGCCAATGCAGTTCCTTTGGCTGGAAATTTAGCACTGGGTGAGTTAGCAATCAACTATACCGACGGCAATTTGTTTTATAAAGATGGTGGCGGCACTGTCAAAGTTATTGCAAGTAATTATTTTGTAAGTGTAACTGGTAATGTAACTGGGGGCAATTTAGTCACAGTAGGCCTGATTACTGCTACAGGTAACATTACTGGTGGTAACGTATTAACTGCTGGTTTGATAAGCGCCACTGGTACAATAACATCAGCAGCCAATATCACAGGTGGCAATGTACTAACTGGCGGGCTAGTTTCGTCAACTGGAACTGTGACCGGTGGCAACTTGTTAACAGGTGGACTAATATCAGCCACTTCAACAATCACAAGTGCGGCCAACATCACAGGTGGCAATATATTGACAGGTGGACTAATATCAGCCACTTCAACA